CTCTTTGACAGCTTTTCTTGTTACCATTTCTTTATTTGCAAAGTCGGCTGTTTTGCCGTTCTTTGCTTTGTATTCTGACCAGTTCATTCTGATTCTCCTATTTAAGTTTATTTTCTAATTCTGTTACTTTTGCTGATAGTTCTTGTATTGCCTTTACTAAGGTAGGAATTAATGCTGTTTCTCCTAACATTTGCATACCATCTTTATTTTCTTTCCACATTGGAAATTTTGAATGTCCAGCTTTATCCATAGATTCTTTAACTTCTTGAGCAATAAACCCATAATTAACTGCATCTGGATTAATCCTTTTTGTTTTTTTAGGATTATATTGTTCAAATTCTTTTGGATATTCACTTGGTGCTTTTTTATTAAAAGTAACTGGCTTTAAATCATTTACAAATTGTAAACCTAAATCTAAAGACTTAATATTTTTCTTAATTCTCTTATCAGAAGAATGAGTCCAAGTAGCGTTTTCTCCAAAATCATTAGTAATATAATCTGAATCAACACCTATTCTTATAGTTTCAGTACCACCACCAGCTAAATTATCAGAACCAGCCTTTAAAACAATTTCATCTGTAACATCAGCGGCAGATGCTTGAGCAGATGCACCAATTTGAGTATTTCCAGAGCCAGTAGTTATGTTGCTTCCACTACTATATCCAAATAGTGTATTTCTTGAACCAGTTGAAATTGTTTGACCAGCTCTAAATCCAAACAAAGAAGAATAAGATGTTCCATTCCAATCATCACTCATAGCTGTTTCAGAACCTACTGCTGTATTACCAGCAGAATTACTATTCGCCCATTGACCTCCACCAGATAAATATCCAACAAAAGTGTTGTTACTAGAACCATCAGAAGTTGTTCCACCAACACTATTTTGCATAGCACCATATCCAACTGCTGTATTATTGTTACCATCAGCTATTTCAGCCATAGCATTAAAACCAATAGCTGTATTTTTTGCACCAGATGTAAGAGCTTTTAATGAATCTTTACCAATAGCAATACTTCCATCTATTGCAGTAGTTGTACTTCCACCTTTTAAAGCATTTTGACCTATTGCTACAACTCCAGTAATGGCTTGACCAGCTTGAACTAAACTCATAGCATCTCCACCGATTGCTATATTCTCTGTTGCAGTTGTGGCTGCACCTAATGCTGAATCTCCTATTACAACATTACTATTAGCATTGAGTGCGTCTCCAGCTAATCTACCCACAATTGTATTTCCAGATGCAGAACTAATACTTGAACCAGCCCCTCTTCCTATTGCAACATTATTATCTCCACTTGTAAGTCCATTTAAAGCATCTACGCCTAAAGCTGTATTTCCAACTGCTCCATCCATAGCACCTTGCATTGCACCAGAACCCATTCCAGTATTATGAGTACAAGGATTATTTGCCCAGTCTCCAGATGCAATACCTTGACCTACAAAAGTATTATGTGTATTAGCAAGTCCAGCATCTCGATACATCGCTTGATAACCAATAGCAGTATTGTAATTTCCACCTGTGGTTTCAGACATTGATTGATAACCAATAGCAACATTGTTAGCTCCATTTGTAAGAGCAGTTAAAGAACTTGTGCCGATAGCAATTGTTCCATCAGAAGCTGTATTATTAGCTAAAATAGCAAATCCAGCACTAGCACCAATTGAAATTATATCTGATGCAGTTGTTGCTGTTGCATTTGCTTCTGTTCCAATCGCAATATTTCTTATACCAGTTGTTATATTTGTCGCAGAAAAAGCACCTATTGATACATTTGAATCTCCATCAGTAAGGTCTGTTAAAGCACTCGCACCTATAGCTACATTATTTAATGCAGTTGTTGTAGTTCCAGTTCCCATAGCAAGGTCACCGATAGCGACATTTCTATCTGCTCCGACATCTCCTAAAACTGTTCCATTATTTGTAAAAGCATTATAACCAAATACTGTATTATCTGTATTACCATCATTATTACTAAGCGAAATGCGAGAGTTGTTATCAATTTTCATATTAGTAGTAGTTGACGTACTATTATAAGTTGATGCAGTAGCTATTGCAACGCTTGTAGCGTGATTACCAGCACCAGTTCCACCACCGATATAAATATCATTAGTTGAACTACCAGATTGTGCATAAAATAATGTTACTGGTTCTTCTGCTGATTTATAATGAAGCATACCCATTCTAGCTTCTTTAGTGGTATTATCTGAATCTGCAACATCACTCATTGTTAATTGAAAAGCATCAGCCTCGCCTATAATTTCCATTTTAGCGTGAGTTGGAGAATCAGTTCCAATTCCTACATTTCCATTTAAGTCTATTCTCATCCTTTCAGTAGTATTGGTATGGAAAGACATTACTTCATTATTTTGCTCATATCTAATCTGACCTTGTTTTGGCGTGCCAGTTGCATCTCCAAAGAAAATAGAACCATGATTTCCAGCACTTGAGCCAGTAAATATTGTAATTCCATTATCTCCAGAACCATCACCAACTACTAAATTATTAGCTTCTGAATCAAAACTTGAAGGCGTAGTAGTTCCAATTCCTAATTTTGATGATGAGCCAAGTATTAAATCATCTGTACTAGCATCCCATAACATATAGCCATTTGTTGCTGTATCTCCAAAAAACTTAACATCATGTCCAGTATCATCTACACCTACTGTAAGTGTACCATTAACTTGTACTTTATCTGTTGCTAGTCGTAATGCAAATGTATTATCGTTCTTACCGTCTTTTATATCTACTAAAGTAGTTCCATTTCCACCGCCATCTCTGTCGGTATGCAATAGCTGTTCATAACTATCTGCTATCTTTTGTCCTTCTAATTTCGCCATAATATTATCCTTCGCCCTCTAAATTATCTAAATCTTCCCAGTTTTGGGTTTGTTCTTCCCATATTAATTGTGATGCTTCAGACCCACTCCAACCTATATCATATATAGCTTGCATAATTGTGGTAGCTGCTAATCTTAATGCACCTAACATTATTTTAGGGCCAGCATATTAGTTGCTGTGGTATTTGTTGCTTTGATTGCGGTAAACTTAACTGGAAGTATTTGACCACTTGCTAAATTTTTAAAGGTAGCATCGCTACCAGACTGTAAAGTCAGTACAGCATCTCCACCAACTCCAACATACAAAGCTGTATGCGAATCTGATAATGCTTGATCGGAACCAGCGTGAACCGCTGTAACTGCAGTCGCACTCTCGTAAATCATTTGATTGAGAGATTCTACTACTGAATATTTATTTATAGAACTTGCCATCTTGTTTCTCCTTGTGATGCCTTACCGAGCTTGACACTTCTCATGGGCACATCGGTTTATGTAAAATCTGGGAACGCTACTGAGCGACTTCCTCCTGTTTTATCTCGTTTTCTCATACCATTCTTTTTAACGGACTCTTGAAACTTAGCATCGTGTATCTGAGACAAATTTAAACTTACAGTTGCTAGGTTGCCGTCACTTACTGTACCAGCTCTATCTCTATATAAAGCGGCCTTAACATAATCTATAATAGAATTATGAAAAACATTATCCACGTCAGGTGTATCTGTAATAGCACTAACAGCATTGGGTTCTCCATAATAGTGTATTAAAACCCCATTAGTTACCGCTTCGTCAATAGGTTTGAACTGGCCCTCTAATGAGTGAGTCGTTCCACTAGTTTCACCACGAGTTGTGACGATAGCTAAGTGATCCCCTTTGATAAAGTAGGAAACGTATTGCTCAGGATATTTGTAAGTACTGGCCATTAATCTATGTCCATTGTTTGTATTTCGCCATTTAGCAAGCGTGAAATCTTAACATATTCACCACTAGCATCCATGAAATCTACTCTAAAAACCTTATTAACTTCAATACCTGAGTTGCTATCACTTAAAGTATACCACTGTTGATCTGCAACTGTAGTAGTTTTAGCGTATTCTACTTTTGTAGAGTAATTACCTATCTCAACCAATGCTTCGTTAATCAAATTAATAATATAATTTTCAGGAGCATCAGGGAATACCTGTCTTATTCTTGATATCATTTTCTTTACGGTTAAACTATGTACGGCCATTATCCTGCCTCACTCCATAATTGAGAACTGTCTTCCCAGTTCCTTGTTGTATAACTTTGCCAAAACCCTTTTACTAGCCAACTAATAGAACTTGGTAAACTAACTGATGTAAACGAAGGTGATGTGTTTAAAGATACCAATGTAGAAGATGGCGATGTATTCAACGTAACTAAAGTAGATGAAGGAGATGTATTTAAACTCATCCCAGTAAAAGAAGGGGAGGTGTTTAAGGTTACTAAAGTCTTAGACATTAAGAACCTCTCATAATCTGAATACCCTTATCGTAATCAGTTTGTAATTTAACTTGTTGTTTTTCATAAAAAGAATATTGCTCTCTGTCTACTTGCATCCTAGATTGAATCTCACTTCCATATCCTTGAGCTATTGCAATTTTAGCCTGAACTTGATTAGAGAATCCTTGTGCTGTGGCTACATAAGACTGAGCTGTATTAATATAAGACTGAACAGCTTTTGTTTTTGCACTTGCAAAATTGTCTCTAGCATTAACTTCAGTTGCATAACCCTGAGCTTGTGCTATTCTAGCTTGGGCCTCTTGTAGATAAGCATTACCTGATTTAATGATACTGTCCGCTTCCTGTAAGTAAGCATTTCCAGAAGCTATTCGAGACTGAGCTTCTTCTCTTTTTGATTGAGCTTGTTGCAGTCTTGACTGTACCTCAGTAGCATAACCATTTGCTTCTGATAAGGCCGCATTAACTTCCTTAACTCTCATATCTCCAATCGCTGTCCATTCAGAAAGATGTGCCTGAGCTCTCCTTATTTCTGATTGAGCAATATTTACAGCTGAAGCAGCCAATTCTATATCTTCATTAGCTTGAGCACCATAAGCATCTGTAGTTGCAGAGGGCTCATCACCGTTGATAAGATCCTCAGCGTCATCTAAGGCTGCTTTTACTCTTGTAAGCTGAGAGTCGTTAGTTAAAAACGTAGACTCATCTCCAAACACAGAGTCACTATCTACTGTTAAAAATTTTCCTGCAGCTACTGCAGCTTGATCTACCGCTGCTTTTAATAGTACTAAAGCCGCATTAACATCGCTTTCGGTATCTGCTTCTCCAGCAACAAGTAAAGGACTTATCTTTTCAAATTCTGTAAACGCATCCGTAATAGGAGAGTCTTTACTTCCTGAAACCTGAGTAGAGACTTCATCAAATTCGTCATTTGCTAAATCTATAATATCATCAACCTTATCTAGCTCTGTTTTAATAGCCCCTACAGCAACATTAAATGCAGAGCTTCCAGAGGCGGAGTCTGTTAAAACTGCTATCTCAGCTGCCTCTGCCTTTGCAATAACTATCTCTGCTTTAGCTAATACTAAATCAGCATTTACGCTATCGCACACAGCCTGAGTTTCATCTAATTCTGCCTTCATAGCTGAAAATGCAGTAGTTACACTTGAATTGGTACTACGACTACCTAAAACATTTTGTAATGACTTTATAGATGCATATAAAGGAACTAAGTATTCATATTCATCTGGAAAGTTTCCTATTGCAGAGTCTCCATAAGCTACCGATGGATTATTTACTTCTAAATACCTACAACTGCCAGAAGCAGGCAACGCATTTAACTTGCCGTTATATATATAATATACAGGGTCTGTAGTTGTAGCTGCGTTCATATCGTCGCTATCAGAAGCCCTACCTCTTAATGTTGATGATATCAATCTACAAGGCTGCTCTATAGTTCCATCGTTTCTAGTTACTGACAATACTTGAGCAGAGTCAAGAGTCTCAGCCTCACTGCCTACCGCAGTGCTTGTAAAAGTATCTTCAGTAGCACAAAATCTTTTTAAATTTGATGGCATAGCATTTATAACTTCCATAGCACCATCTGACAAAAACTGACTCAACTCATTTTGAGTAGGGGCACTACTGCCAGTAATCGCTAAACTAGTTAAGCCTTCTACTTGTTCTTCAAATGTTGCCATGTTATGCTCTTCTTACCTTACCTGCTACTTTCTTAGAATATTTCGCTCTTTGTTTTCCTTTTGCAGAGGCTTCTTTTTTCTTTCTATTTGTAGACGCTTTTTCGCTTTTAGTTAAAGTTTTCCTAACGGATTCAGGTAGATAACGTCCTCGTTTCTTTTTAGGTTTTTTCTCATCACCTTTACTTACATAGTCCCATTTTTGCTTAGACCACTTTGACAGTTTATTATCTGATGACTTCTTACCTTTGTATCCACCACCTGCTTTTTTGTAACGAGCTGTAGCTAACTGAGCCTTCCTTGCACTCCATTGTCCAGCATTACCACCTTTACTGCCCGCCTTAACCGAAGCTACAATACGCTTCCACATAGATTCCTTTGTGCGTTTAGCAGACATTACTTTTTCTTTTTAGTCCCTGCGTGTTTCATTTGCACTTTAAAATCAGCCATAAGACTTGCACCTTTATGTGATTTAAACTTACCCGTATGCTTCATTAACTTATAACTACTACCTGATTTCATCCAATGATATCCAGCAGGTGCTTTTACTTTTTTATTCATACTAACTTCCTTTCTTCCATTTTTTTGAAGGTGATTTAGTTTTACTGGGGCTCCATTTAACTTTATCTGCCCAGTAGGCTGCTGACATTTTACCTCTTGCTATATTCTTTGCATGACGAGATTTAAAAGCTTTACGTTGGCCTACCGTTTGATTTGTCTTAACACCTTGTTGTCCAAACCGTATTGTCTTAACCTTATCACCTACTTTAGCCACTACAACATGAGATTTTTTAGGGTGACTTGGAGTCCTTTTTGGCTTGTTGAAACCGCTGACTCCAGCTCTTGCCAATCTTGAATCTTTTTTCTTAGGCATAACCTAAATTTTTCCTCATCTTAGCTGCGTTGTCATCTATAGATTGCGTAGATATTTCAACATCAGTTCTTTTTCCCATAGCGGACATTGTCCACATATTGGTTGTGAATTTAGGTTCAGAGGCTTGCTTTCCACAAGACCTACAGTGAAACCATTGTTCTTTATTTTCTTTATTGCAATGTATACATTTACTCATTATCAATTCCTTTTAGGTTTTGAGGGCCATCTTTTATTGACAACCCTCACAGTACCTATTACTGTTATCTTTATGTATTCAGATTATCAATCAGTGTCTGTAAACAATGCGGTTCCATCAGTATCAGCATCGTCACTATAAACACAACCTTGTACCATCCATTCATCTGCTGTGATTTTAGTTACGTCTACCCATGAACCCTTTTCGCCACCAGTGTTTGCTGCATTACCGTCTAAGATAATATTGAAATCATTAGCTGCTGGAACAACCGCATGGCCAAAGCCTGCAGTTGTAGAAGCTAATATAACACCGCCAACAAAATCATCTCCACCACTATCAGCATTATCGCCTGTAGAAATCGTATAAGCATTGTCATTCGTTGTTTGAATGATAAACTTATAATGACATCCAATATCGCAATTTGCATCTGTGGGAAGTGTCACTGTCATTGCTGTAGTAGAGTTTAAAACAAACATACTTCCAGAATCAGCATTTGTCAATGTGATACTGCCAGTTAATTGTCTCATTCCTCCAACTTTAGCATCAAAGTTACCGCTTGAACTATTTAGTCTTGAACCTCTAGCCATTATCTAACTCCTTAATCGTTTTCTAGGTTAAACAAAGCATGAGATTCAGAAAGACTTACTTCTAAACCAGCCTCGGTTAGAATCATGTCTTTTCTCAAGTCCTCATCAGCGGACTGTACATTGGTCATAACCTGTGTATCACGGTTAATTCCATTACCAATCAACGGACGATAAGAAACTTGACTCATGTCAGCCATAAGCATAAATCCAGCTGCAATGCCTCTAAACAGTGGCTCCTTAACAAGGTTAAGTGTTCCGTGAATCGTGTCAATAACCATTACAGAATGACCAAACGCACCATTTCTGGTGGTCATGTCTACTCTGAAGTTGTTATTTGAATGACCCATAGAAGCATCAAGGAATTTTCCATCACCTAACTTGTTAAAGTAAGTAATCACTGGTAAAGAACATAACACCAACTTATCAGAAGCTCCACCTCTAGCAGGATCAAAAATAACTTCAAGATCACTAAGTAATCTGTCGTAAGTCATTTCTGCCTGTGCGACGCTTCGATAGTATGAGCTACCAGAAGAATAGCTGAAGTCATCATTGTTGACAGTTGGATTAACATTTTTTAATATGTGACCTACTAGACCTTCCGAGTACTGAATTCCACCTTGACGAGCTTTTTGACCAAAGAGCATAGCTCTTTCAATGTCAATTTTATGCTCTCTTAGTTTATCAGCCCATAAACGACTCCACTCATCCGCATATCCTCTGTAACGAGTTGCGTATGCTGTGTTTGTCATCTCTGCTGCTGTCTTAAAGATTTGAGTATATCCATAATTATCTTCAAGCTCAGTTGAGAATACATCAGGAGCACCTGATCCTTCTTCAAAAGAAGTACCGATGATTTGTGCTACGTCATTATCGCTAAGAACATTGTATCCCGAAACATTTGAGTTTGAAACATCAATAATCTTACCTGTGAATGTGGAAGTGCTACTACCATGTGTTACTGCTGAATCAACTCTAACAATCGTATGTCCAATACCTACATCGCCTGTACGACTTGCAGTTTGAACCGCTACAACCATTCCTTTTAACAGATATTCAACAGCTGCTCCACCAGCAGTATCAACAGTAAACGCATAAGACGATCCTGCAGATACAGCGGAGCCACCATTAACATCAGCCGCTAAAAGAAGTGAACGATCTGTAAAGTTAATCTTGTTACGATTTTCCAAGTATCTAAATACTGGATCATCGGTAGGTGCTTTAGCTACCTGAGACAGATAAACAAAGAATGGAGATTCTTCCGGTGCTAACTCAGCAACACGGTCTCCAAAGTTAAATATCCGTCTCCTATCCGGAGCTTGACCTACACCAGCAGAGGAAGTAGATGCTGTGATATCACTAGACTTTAAAGTTCCAGTGTTATATGATATTGCCATTTTATTACCTCTTGGTTATGTGGTTTGTTTGTTTTAGTTACGGTAATCGCAAAGAACCACTATTTCCGATGACAGCATCAAAGATCTTATCAGAATCACTTTTTTGTGAAGACTGAGGTTGACCTTGGAGTACGCCAGCAGTCCTAGGAGCTTGCTTTGCCGCTTTTACCGCTTCCATTGTATCGTTATTTGCAACCGATTGGCCGTTTTGCATTTGATAAAGCTTAACTAAGTTATTTAACCCCACCGCTTCTTTTGGTTGAGTTGTAAACTGTAAAAACCCATTGATGTCATTATCTGACATTTTATAGGTATTCCTAAGTTCATTTACCATGTTATTCATTTGCATTTCAGCTTGAACCTGTTGCTTTTGTTTTGCTAGTTCAGTCTGTAATCTTTGATCCACCATCGATTGTATCTTAGTATTAACATACTTTCCTGAATCTGAATTACCGTCTGTAAAAGCATCCCAAGGATTAAAATCATCCTTTACTACTTTAGGCTGTTCCGGTTGTGGATTTGGGTTAGCTATACCGTCTTCAAGTGTCTTTACAAGATCTGGTCTCTGCTCCAATAATTGTAAGATCTGAGCTCCTTGCTGAAGTTTTGCATTTTCAGTTTGTGCTCTATCATACATCGACTGAAATTTTTTAGCTTCAGCTTCATAATCAATTGAAGTAGCCGCTTCTTGTACGGGCTCTTGGTTTACTTCTGGGTTTTCAGGCCCAGACTGTTGATTGACGATATCTTCCACGAATCCCTCGTTTGTTACTGCTTGTTCGCTTTGGACGTTTGCTTCCTGTTGTTCTAGTGTAGACATAAACTCTCCTTTTTAGATGTCTCTTTGTTAGGCTTTAGGAGCGGAACTAGCATCTCTTTGTACATCTTTTAGATTACTTGCTAATTTCTCCACCTCGAGCTTCACCTCGTTTTCTAGTTTGCTACGTTGCACTCTTCTATCTGCTTTAGATTCAGAAGACACTTCGGAAAGCCTTGTTTTAAACTTCTCAACTTCCACTCGTTTCCTGTCACTAACAGATTCTCTCTGTGCTGTCTGCAAGTCACCTTGCAAATTCTTTAACTGCTCTTCAAGTCCTTGTATCTGAGACATCATCTGCTGCTTTTCATCTGTCCTTCTCATAATACCTTCCTTGTCAAATAATTCTGGATTCTTTTTTAAGACTTCGTATTTATCTACGATACCCATTTGAAATGCTTCTAGGTACACAGCAAGCTCTGCGTACTTGTTTGAGGGCATGGTTGAACCCGGTTCAATTCTTATGTCGTGTTGATCTAAAACGTGCTTATCTTTTTTAAGATCCAATACAGCTCCACTGACATCTGTATAAAAATTAGCCATAACCTCAGTAATGTTATTATTAGGTTGGGCCATTCTAAAAATCTTTTTGTAGGTATAATGTCCTTTGGATAAATTATACAACACTCTTCCTAACTTATTAATGCTAAACTCGATATCTCTTAACTTAGACTTAGGCCTTTCACTTCCCAATGAAATCATTCTTTCTGTAGCTCTCACTGTCTCAGGGGCTTTTTCAGCAAAGCCATGCATCATTTCTGGTAAACCAAATATAAAGTCAATGTAAAATTCTGACTGCTGAATGAGTCTATAAAACTCACCTGCTAGGGGTGGAGGAGCTGGGTAATGAGGTTCTCCCTGTGAAGAATCTACTTCTATAACTGCATTAGGATTTGCCCAGTCTTTTTCTAATTGAGATAAATCTTCAACACTTCCTAAAGGCACTAAAAGTTTTAATCCTGCTGAGGCTTGTGCATGAGACAAAGCTAGAGACCATAGTTTATTGAGTAGTCTTTGCATAGGTCGTGCTCTAGACACATCACTTTTTGGATAAGGAGTTCCTGTCCAAATATTAGGAAGTGGTATAATTGGATACTCATCCGTATTTAAAATGTTCTCGTATAACACTACCTCACCTAAAGAAGCACAAACCTTTACCCTAGTTTGTAAAACCTCTATAGCGGTATACATCTGAATGTCAAACGCTTCTTTGTTCTCATTATAGAAAACAGAGTATTCTTCTTGAGATAAAATGTCTTCTTCTTGGTTCTGCATATTAATAACTCTATAATAAGGAACCTTTACTTTATAAAATCTTTCTAATACCTGATACTTTTTAACTTCAAAATAATCTTTATCTTTAACCTCTGCGGTAGTAAATATAGACATAGAGTTTTTGTTTTGAGAGGACGGGTAGTCTTCATCATCATA